CCGGCGGCCGTCCGGTTTATCAGTGCCGAGCCGCTGCTCGGGCCGATCAACCTGACACGTATTCCGATGCCACAAGATGAGGATATCCCGTGCTCTGCGCTATACGGCCACGAGATTGCTGGAATGGTCGGGAATTGCGTCGGATGGATACCGCCTCTCGACTGGGTCATCGTCGGTGGCGAAAGCGGTCCCGGCTACCGGCCGATGGCGGCGGAATGGGCGTACAGCCTGCGCGATCAGTGCGTCGCTGCCGGCGTGCCCGTATTCATCAAGCAAATGGCTGGCAAGAAGCCGATTCCGGAGGACCTGCTGGTGCGGCAATTTCCGACGGCGTCAGAAAACGTTTCACGTGCGCCTAAACTGTGAAGTCAGGCTACTTTTCTTTGCTTTGCGCGCGGGCCGAACATAGCGGTGAAAACGCGTGTGGCGATCTCGCCATTGGACAGGGCGGGGTCTGCAATTGCCTGCTCCAACACAGCCTCTCCGGCCCGGATCGTCTCCGGAGAGAGCACCAATTGTCGCCGGGCGGTGCGCCAATTCTTCATGTAGACGGCGTGGCATTTCCAGCAATATCGGCCGGTTCGGTCGTGTGAAACTTTGCATTTTGAGCACGGCGCCATTCGTATGTTTTCTCATGCAAATCAGTTCGATGCAAGATTTGTTTCACGCGATGGATGAAGCGTTAAGGTTGGCGGGTTATGCCGACGCATGGGGAAACGCGACGCGCTGGTGCAGGCCTATGTCGAGGCGCTCGACCTCTGCCCCATCATGATCCTGGCCGAACCGGTAGTCGCGAAGATCGCGCTGGCGCCGGAATCCGGTTTCGGGGTGTTCGACATCCTCTGGTTCGCAAAACGCCACCATGCCGAACTGGTGCTGATGCAGTGCCCGGACGGTCCGATCTGCCGCCCCGCCAGCCAGGTCCGGGATGACGTTGTGAACATCGCCGCCATGCTCGGCGCCCGCTGGCAAACCGGCGCCGAAGTCGAGGCCATCGCCGCCGCTGCCGTAGCGGAAATAATCGCCAAGGTCGAGGATATGCGGATCAGAGGCGGCCTGGCTCAGGTCAACCGGTCGTACAAGATCTATCGCCAACGACAGGTGGCCAAAGGCGAGAAAGCGGTTCCGTATTCCGCGCACCTGCACTGTTTCACCGCGTCGCTCGTGAGGCTTGCGGCGCAGAATTCCGGCGCGAGGTGATTCGGGGAATGAAAGTTAATTCCGGTTAGGATGGCGAAAAACACGATGTCCTATTTGATGTCCTCTCGATCCCGGGAAAAATAATTTTTTGCTTTTTGGTTGCAAAGCTTTACCGGCTAATAGGACATACTCAAAATCACGAAATGTCCTCGATGTCCCTTGACATCCAAAAATGCATGGTTTCCCTCTCGCGGGCATACGAAGTATCTAAAACTGTGCCCGGAGCAAACACCGGCCACCGAGGGAGCGAGCCCCAAGCTCGCGCTCCCCAAAGACCCAGCCAAGAACAGACAGTAGATGCGGTTTTGGTGAGAGCTATGCTCGCGCGCCTGACGGCGCTTGCAATGTACATCACTGAACACTGATGTACCGGGTCCGAAATTGTCGGTTTCAGTTACCTTTTCTTCCTTTGCCAAGCCTCTTCAATCACATAGCACCGGGTCCGAACTTTCCGATATTTGCGGAAAGTCCACCTTCCCTGCCAAGCCCCTTCAAAAGTCACCACGCCACGCGCGAGCAGTACCATGCACATCGGACGCATCATCGGAGCGACGCGTGATCTCGGCGCGCCCAAGGGTTGGGATCCGGCGACGCAAGGTCGATGCCTGTCGCTACCGGTTCGCGATGAGATCGATGCTGCCGGCCATCGAATGTCCAGCGCCTGGTTGCCGACGCCGGAGGAGCTTGCCGCGATTGCTGCAGGTGCTCCGATCCATCTAACGATTTTTGCAGGTGCACACCCGCCGGTGATGTTGTCCGTCGGCGATCCGCCTGAGGCGGTTTCTGGGTACGTCGCCCCCGACACGGACGCCGCCTGATGCCCCGCAACTTCGGCCTCCGCCGTAACCTGTTCGGCGCCGAACTCTTCGACCGCTTCTGGCACGACAACGACAATTCGCCGGAGCCGCGCTGGCCCTACTACGTCATCGCCGCCGCGGCCGTGGCGCTGTTCGCCGCATGCATCCTGCTCTGAAAGCCCGGTGGACGGTCACGGTATCAATTCGAGTGCGTGCAGCAGCGCGCCCTACCGCGCCCGGCGTAAGGGGCCGGAATAACCCGCAAGGGGAAAAGCTGCGCAATCACTGCGGTCGCTCCTTAACCCGGAGCGGCCGCTTTCATTTCAGGATGCGTTCCATGGTTCGTCCGTTGACGGAAGGCCACGTCGTCAAGGGCGGTCACAACGCCTTCCAATCGCAAATCACCGAGCGGCCGCCAGCACCAGGCGCCATCTATCCGCAACGGCAAGAGGCTTCGATGTCAGGCGCACGCGTCACCGGTATCGTGAAGTTCTTCAGCGATGAAAAGGGATTCGGCTTCATCCGGCCTGCCGACGGTGGCGATGAAGTCTTCGTCCACCGCACCGACCTCGGCAACATGCTCAACGTCCTGCAGGCCGACCAGCAAGTCAGCTACGAGCTCGTCGACTCGGGCTCGAAGAAGGGCAACGGCAAGAAGGCCGCGAAGGTCGAGCTGGTCTAATGGCCCGCGCTCCCGCCGATATCGATCTGAAGCACTTCGAGACGATGTGCCAGTATCAGTTCACCGTCGAGGAGATGGCGGCTGCGTTAAAGATCTCGAAACGGACGCTGCTGCGCAAGCTGAAGCTGCCCGAATTCAAGGTGCTTTGGGACCAAGGCGCGGCGGCCGGCAAGGCGCGCGTCAAACGGCGCGGCTTCGAGCTGATGGATCAGCCGGGCTCTGCGGGCGTGCAAGCATGGATCCACCAGACTCGCCTCGTTCTTGGCTGGAGTGATAAAACTTCGCTCGAGCTTACCGGCAAAAACGGCGGCCCGGTTCAGAGCATTAACGGCACCATGACGCCACAGCAGGCCGCTGCCGCTTATGCCAGTACCCTCAACGATACCCAGGAATAGTTGGCCGCCGGATTACGTTGCGGTCTGGGCCTGGCGCCAGCATCAGCTGCTGATTCTGAGGCGTAGCGAAACTCTTCTAGCCGGCGCCAAGGAGTTCTATCGAACTCACCCGGTGGAGTTCATCAACCACTGGTGCGACACCTACGATCCGCGAAACGCCGGCACCGACAAGCCCGCGCGGATGCCGTTCATTCTCTTCCAACGGCAGGAGGACATGGTTCTATTTCTCGTCGCCTGTTTGCGCGACGAGGAAAACGGGCTGGTCGAAAAATGCCGCGATATCGGCGCCACATGGATCTGCGTCGCGATATCGGTCTGGCTTTGGCTGTTCTGGCCTGGCGCCGCGATCGGATGGGGCAGTCGCAAGTCGGACCTGGTCGACAAGATCGGAGATCCGAAGAGCATCTTTGAGAAAATCCGGATCACCATCCGCGGTATCCCGAAGGAATTTTGGCCAGTCGGATTTAAGCTCGACGAACACATGTCGTCGATGAACATCGTCAACCCCGAAACGCAGGCGACAATCACTGGCGAGACTGGCGACAACATCGGCCGAGGCGGCAGGACGCTCGTCTACTTCAAGGACGAAAGCGCCCATTACGAGCGCCCGGAGAAGATCGAGGCGGCACTCGGGGACAACACCCGCGTGCAGATCGACATCAGTTCGGTAAACGGTACCGGCAACGTATTCCACCGGCGCCGTGAAGCTGGCGTAGAATGGTCCCGCGATGCCGATCTGCCGAAAGGTAGAACGCGCGTCATCGTTCTCGACTGGCGCGACCATCCGGAAAAATCGCAGGACTGGTACGACCGACGCCGCGAGAATGCCAAAGGCGAAGGATTGCTTCACGTCTTTGCTCAGGAAGTGGACCGAGATTACAGCGCTTCGGTCGAAGGCGTCATCATCCCGGGCGAATGGGTCAAGGCCGCGATTGACGCCCACGAGAGACTGAACTTCGACGATAGCGGTGCATGGGGCGCGGCGCTCGACGTCGCGGACGAGGGCGGCGACACAAACGCGCTCGCCAAGCGCAAGGGTGTCGTTCTAAAAAGCGTTGACGAGTGGGGCGAGCGCGATACCGGTGTCACAGCCCGCAAAGCGGTGGACGGTTGCCGCGAACTTGGTCCGATCGACCTTCAGTACGACTGCATCGGCGTCGGGGCTGGCATCAAGGCGGAAACCAATCGTCTGATCGACGAAAAGTTGATGCCAAAGGATATCCAGCTTGTTCCCTGGGACGCCGGCGCCGCCGTGCTGTTCCCCGATAAGCATGTGGTCGAGCGGGACAAGAAGCGAAAAGACGACAAGCATTCTCCGCTCAACAAGGACTTCTACGCGAATCTCAAAGCGCAGGCTTGGTGGCAGCTTCGCCGAAGGTTTGAGCTGACATTTCGTGCCATCCAAAAACTGAATGGCGATCCTGACGAGCAGGATTTTACGTGGAAGGCTGACGATCTAATCAGCTTGCCGTCCTTGCTTCCGCTGTTGCGCAAAATTGAAAAAGAACTGAGCCAGCCGACTGCCAGCCAAGGCAGTCGCATGAAAATGGTTGTCGACAAGCAGCCGCCTGGCACGCGATCCCCCAACCTCGCCGATGCGATCGTGATGGCGTTCTGGCCTGTCAAGGTAAACCGCCTCATGGTCATCTCGCCCGAACTCTTAGCCCGATCACGGCAACCCGGGCCGCGCCGGTGAAGAAGCGAAAAGTGCGCCAGATCGTCATGGAATTCATGACGGAGGTCGAAACCCAAAAGCGCGCGACCGCAAAACTGCGCGCGCCCCGCAAGGTCGCTGCACCAAAGTCTATCGAGGTCAAGGCCGCCGCCGATCGCGCCGAACGCAAGCCGATCAAGGTCTCTCCGGAGGTCGTCTCCGCATCCAAGCGCAAGGCCGATAGCTACCTCCGCGGCAATCCGTTCAAGCTGCCGGACTTCCCGATCCAGCTGACCGATCACGTCCCCTCCGATCGCCGCATGGCGATGGACGAGGGCCTGAACAGTGTGGCGGCCTGGGCCGGAGGCGCGTGGAACAATTACGGCTTCAGCGCCGCCTTCGAGGGCGTCACGTTTCTCGGTTACCCGTACCTCGCCGAACTCGCGCAGCGCCCGGAATACCGCGTCATCGTCGAGACCATCGCGACCGAGATGACGCGGAAATGGATCAAGCTGCAGGCCAAGGGCGACGTCGACAGGACCGAGCGTATCGCTGAACTCGGCGACGAGCTCGATCGCCTCAAGGTCCGCGATATCTTCTGCAAGGCCAGCGAGGTTGACGGCTATTTCGGCCGCGCGCATCTCTACATCGACACCGGTGACACCGACAATCCGAAGGAACTGCTGACGCCGATCGGCAACGGCGAAAACAAGATCAGCGGCAAGAAGCTCGGCAAGGGCGATATCAAGCGCCTCTCCGTGATCGAGCCGACATGGACGTACCCGGCATCCTACAATTCCAACAACCCGCTGAAGCCGGACTGGTACAATCCGCAGCGCTGGTTCGTGATGGCGAGTGAGGTTCACGCCTCGCGCCTGCTGCGGTTTGTCGGTCGCGAAGTGCCGGACATGCTCAAGCCCGCCTACTCATTCGGCGGGCTGTCGATGACGCAGATGGCCAAGCCGTACGTCGACAATTGGCTGAACGTCCGTCAGAGCGTCGCCGACATCATCCAGGCATTTTCGGTGTTCGTGCTTGGCACCAATATGGGCGAGACGCTTACACCAGGCGGCGAGCAGCTGTTCGCCCGTGCCGATCTCTTCAACAACCTGCGCAACAACCGCGGGCTGATGATGGTCGACAAGGACAGCGAGGAATTTACCAATGTCTCGGCGCCGCTCGGCACGCTCGACGCTCTGCAGGCCCAGGCGCAGGAGCACATGGCGGCGGTGAGCCGCATCCCGCTGGTGAAGCTGCTCGGTATATCGCCGCACGGTCTCAACGCCACCGCGGAACCGGAGCTTCGCGCGTTCTACGACTCAATCCTCGCCAAGCAGGAACAGTTCTTTACGCCGAACCTGCGCCGCATCATTGCGTTCGCGCAGCTGAATTTGTGGGGCGAGGTCGATCCCGACATCACGTTCGCCTATGAGCCGCTTTGGTCGCTCGACGAGAAAGCGGCGGCAGAGGTTCGCAAGACTGATGCCGAGACCGCGACAGCCCATATCAACAACGGCGCGATCTCGCCCGAAGAGGAGCGCAACCGGATTGCCAACGATCCGGACACGCTTTACCCGGGCCTCGATCCCGACGATCTGCCGGACCTGAAGGAAGAGGAAGAACAGGGGCTGGAGCCGAAGGGATCGGCCGAGAAGCTGGCGGGCGGTGAAGAAGACGACGACGAAAAAAGTGAAAGAGATGCAGCATGATTGATGCCCTGAAAGCAAAACCTCTATCGGCCGCGGCCATCGACGTCCTCGCCCAATTGTTCGTCAAGGGCCCTACGTGGGACGGCAACATCACATCCAAGTCCGGCCGGGGCGATCTTGTTGCGGCCGGGCTGGCATTCCACGCGCACGGCTGGGCCTCGCTCACACCGGAAGGCGTTAGGGTCGCTATCGAATGGGACCGGTCACTGCTGAAGACTTGGCACGATCAGCGCTGGTACAGGAAGGCCGCCACGATCGACTAAGGCCTCCGACGAAACCGAACTGAAACATTCGACTGCTACCAAGGACCCCTCACAAGGGCTCTCGCATGATCGATTTTACGCTCGCGGAACTGTTGACCGGTCTCGATCTCGAGGAGCCGCTCATTCCGCCTAGCGCGCCTAAACCAGTGAGCCCGCCGGATGAAAGCAGCGTCTCGACGGACGAGGCTGAAGCCAAAAAATCCGAATGATAAGGTTCTGCGGCCAGTCCATCCGAATGCAGGCCTGACTGCGGCCTATCGTAAGAGACTCGACGCCCTCATCGAGGAGATGGCTGCCAGTGTGGATTACTGGCTGCGCTCGACGTATCGCAACAACGAACCGCGCATCGCCCAGGACGAACTGCCGGCATCGGCCCTCAAGGCCGCCATCCGCAAGCTGACGGCGCGCTGGCAACGCCGGTTCAATGAAGCCGCACCAAAGCTCGCCGACTACTACGCGACGGCGATCGAGAAGCGGTCCTCGGCAGCGCTGAGGGGCATCCTGAAGGAAGCCGGGTTCACGGTCGAATTCAAGATGACGCCTGCGACGCAGGATATCTTTCGCGCGACGGTGCAGTCCAACGTCGAACTCATCAAGAGCATCCCAGCCCAGTACCTCACGCAGGTGCAAGGCTCGGTGATGCGCTCGGTGCAGACCGGCCGCGATCTCGGCGCGCTCTCGAAGGACCTGCAGGAGCATTTCGGCGTCACGAAGCGGCGCGCGGCATTCATTGCGAGGAGCCAGAACAACATGGCGACCGCGTCGATGACCCGCGCGCGCCAGGCCGAACTCGGCATCACCGAAGCGATATGGATGCATTCCGGCGGCGGCAAGCACCCTCGCCCGACGCATCTCGCGGCTGGTAAGTCGAAAACGAAATATGACGTCAAGGTCGGCTGGTACGATCCGGATGTTGGCAAGAACATCTTCCCCGGCGAGTTGCCGAATTGTCGATGCGTATCGCGGGCGGTCGTCAAGGGGTTCTCATGAGGCATAAGCAGGCATCGAAGCGCCGCTGGAAAGCGCGCATCAGACTGGCAAAGTGGATCCCGGACTACATCCTCATGCAATTTCCCGGTCTCGCTAGACGAGCAACTGTAGTCCAGCGCGACGGAGGATCTTGCTACTCAATCCTATCTCTTTCCCTAGGCTAAGGGATTCTCGCAATGGGCGCAGTAGGCAAGAAGCTGCGCTCGATGGCGGGCGACCTGCGGCGCGGGTACCTGCATTGGTGTCCGGGCTGCGACGAGCCACACGGCGTCTTCACGGAGAACAAGAACGGTCCGGTGTGGACGTTCAACGGTGACTTCGAACGGCCGACGTTTGGCCCGAGCGTTCGATGCTTCACCACCGATCCCGACACCAAGCAAGAGCGCACGCTGTGCCACTACTTCGTCAAGGCGGGCAAGATCGAGTTCTGCGGCGACAGCCCGCACAAGCTCGCCGGCCAGACGGTCGACCTTCCGGACTGGCCCTACGCGCCGGGAAGCTACGGCGGCATTGAAGACTGAAGACCAACCACCAACCTCGAAGGACAGTACATGCGTTCAGTTCATTACCTCGCCCTCGCCTGCCTCATCGGATCAGCCATGCCGGCCTACTGCCAGAGCGCGCCCGCCATCGACAAAATCAAGATCGAGGTCACACGCGCCGAATTGCAGATGATCGGCCAGGGCCTGATGGAGCTGCCGTACAAGACGGTGGCGCCGGTGCTCAACGATCTGCAGGCGCAGTTGAATGCGGCGGATGCTGCGGTGAAAGCGGCGGCTGACGCCGCGAAGCCCAAGGCAGAAGAGAAGCCGGAAGAAAAAGCAGCCGACGCGCCGGCAAAGTAGCGCAGGCCACCATGAACGCTCCGAACGCTCGCTTCAAGATTGTTACCAACGATCGGCAGCTATTCCATGATCTGGCGTTCTGCGTCGGCCGCCTCGACCGCGTCGTGGTCATCGAGCGCCGCTCGTTTTTAATCGAGCGTGCAATGAAGACCGACGATCCGAAAAATCAATGGGAAGCGTCATTAGTCGAAGTGCCCGGCGACCCCAAGGCTATGTGAGAGCGCAGATGAATCTTGCCATGGACCGCGCCGGCATCGCTGCGGGCATCGTGTTCGTGGCGCCCGGTGGCAAAATTCTTCTTCTGCGGCGATCCGCAACGGAGGAGAATTTTCCGGGTCATTGGTCGCTGCCCGGCGGTAAGGCTGATGATGGCGAAACCGCAGATCAAGCGGCCAGGCGCGAGGCGCTAGAAGAAATCGGTGATCACCCCAATGGAAAGCGCGAGCTAGTCGAAAAGCGAACCACGCCAACCGGAATGCAATTCTACACTTTCAAGCAATCGGTCGGTGACGAGTTCGTTCCAAAGTTAAACGGCGAGCACAGCGACTATGCATGGGTATCCCGTGATGATCTGCCCAGTCCGATACATCCTGTCGTCAAAGATGTTTTGACGAACAAAATGGCGCAGGACGCCGTTCGGAAGCGCGACAGGATCGCGCTCGATCGCGCCTCGGTGCGCACCACCGATTCCGACGGCCACATGCACGTGGCTTCCTCGATCATCTCCGCTGCCGCCGTCAACGAATACCTTGGCGCCGAGATCCCGGACTTCGAAGCGCTCGGTCTCAAGCCTGACGTTCGCTACAAGCTCTATCGCGACCCGGCCGAACTCGAAAAGGGTGCGCCATCGCTGCACGGCAAGCCGCTCCTGATCATCCATCGCCCGCAATCGGCCGACGATCACGACCGCGAAGTCGTCGTCGGCTCCGTCAGCAACCCGGTCTGGGATGATCCCAAGCTCAAGGGCGAGCTGGCGATCTGGGACGGCGAGGCAATCGACGGCATCAATTCCGGAGAGCAAAGGTCGCTTTCCGCCGGATACCAATACGTCCCGGTCATGACCCCGGGGACGACGCCTGACGGCGAGGCTTTCGACGGGGTCATGACGAAAATCGAGTTCAATCACGTCGCTCTCGTCACCGAACCCCGCGTCGCTGGCGCAATGGTCGGCGATTCCGCAATCACGAACATCAAGGAGACGTTCGAAATGTCAAAAGTGCTTTTGACCCGCATGGGTTCGGTTGCTCGCGGCGCGCTGATGGTCGCTCTCAAGCCGAAATTGGCGCAGGACGCCAAGATCGATATCTCGCCGCTCCTGGTCAATCTGACCGGCAAGAACTTCAAGGCCAAGAAGCCTTCGATCGTCGCCGGCCTCAAGAAGCTGACGACCGGGAAGCTTGCGACCGACGCCTCGATCGACGACGTCATCAAGCTGGTCGACGCGCTCGAAGACAACGAGGTGATGGAAGGCGCCGACACCGATCCGGACTCCGGCGAGGAGGTCGATCCCGACGCGTCTATGGATGCGGAGGGCGGTGGCCTGCGCGACTTCCTCAAGGGCAAGCTCGGCGAGGACGACTACATGAAGGCCTGCGACATGCTGAAGCCCGGCGGCGCGACCGACGAGGACGACGAGGAAGCCAAGAAAAAGAAGAAGGACGAGGACGACAAGAATCTCGCCGGCGACGTCGAGGAGGCCGTCAAGGAGAAGACCAAGGACATGGTCACCAAGAAGGCCATGGACGAGGCGATCAAGAAGGCCGTCACCGACGCCACCACTTCCGTCACCAAGAATGCGACCGAAACGCTGGAAGCCCGCGAGGCAGTCCATCCGTTCGTCGGCAAGTTGCCGCTGGCGCTCGATAGTGCCGTCGGCGTCTATCAGTCGGCACTCGGCGTGCTCGGGGTCGAGGATGCCGACAAGATCAACGATCTCGGCGCACTGAAGGCCGTCCTGAAGGCCCAGACCGTGCCCGGCACGACCACCATGAAGCCGAAGCCCGCGATGGATGCCGCGGCGGCCAAGAGCTACGACGAGCGCTTCCCGGGCGCCGCCAAGATCAAGATCAGCGCCTAACCACCCTTTCACGACCTTCGCGACCTGCACCACGCCGGCGGCATAGCTGCTTCCGGCGCCAACCCCGTTTTGCCCAAAAAGGAACACCCACATGAGTGGTTTTCAGACCAAGACCACCGTTCAGCCGGCGATCGGCGTTGAAGGTGATTTTGCCAGCGCCAATCCGCGCTTCTCCGTCATCGCCGGCGCCGGTGCATTCGTGGCCGGCCTCGCCGGTGTCGTGATCGGCCGCTTCTGCTGGAGCGACCCGCGCGCCGTCGACGATGTCGGCGGTCCCGCGACCGTCAACAGCTTCGGTGCCGGTCCGGTCCTGGGCTTCATCCATCGCGAATATCAGGCGCTGCTGACCGCCTACCTGCAGGAATCCAGCATGATCATCCCGCCCGGCTTCGGCCTGACGGTGATGAGCGGCGGCGACTTCCTGGTGAAGAACCGCGGCACCACCGAGGCCATCATCGGCATGAAGGCCTATGCAGCCTTCGCCGACGGCTCAATCAGCTTTGCGGCGACCGGCTCGCCGGCGGGCGGCGGCACCTCGACGGCGTCCACCATCGCGGCCGGCACCAACGCCCTCACCGGCTCGATTGCGGGCAACGTCCTGACCGTCACCGGCGGAATCACGGGCACGCTCTACAACGGCACCATCCTGACCGGCGCAGGTGTCTTCGCCGGAACCTCGATCGTAGAGCAACTCCTGCCGCTACAGGCTGGCGAGGCGCTGCGCGGCATCGGCCGCTACGCGGTCAGCGTTCCCGACCAGACCATCGCCAGCGAGGCGATGACCGGCACCTACGGCCTGCTCACGGTCGGTGGCACCGTCGCGGGCAACTATGCGGTCGGCCAGCCCGTCACAGGCGGCGGCACTTCGGCAGGCACCGTCATCACCGATGTCGGTACCGGTCTGGGCCTGGCCGGCACGTACATCGTCAACAACACCCAGACGGTCGGCTCCGGCGCGCTCAACACGTCGAGCAATATCGAGACCAAGTGGGTTTGCATGTCCCCGGGCATCGCCGGCGACAACATCAAAATCAGCGACCACCCGCTCGGCTAATCCCGGGCTTCCACAGTTTCCCGCAATCAACCGAGCTTCGCTCGACCAGAGGAGCATCAAATGAACTTCCAGGAAGCGATGGCGCAGTTCGCCATGGACCAGACTCGGCATGAGCGCAATGGCGTAGTCCTGCCCGGCGTGCAGTGCTATCTCACCGATGAGGTGCGGCACAACTTCATGGCCTTCGACGCGCAGCCCGCGTTGCAGACCGCGCCGAACGCCGGCATCCCGCAGTGGCTGACGACCTATATCGATCCGGCCATTTACGAAATCATCTTCGCCCCGACGCAGGCCGCCGAGATCATCGGCGAGGAGAAAAAGGGCGACATCACCACGCAGACGGCCATGTTCCAGACCGTCGAACACACCGTCGAGGT